ATTTGGGGAACTTTGGTGGTCGGAATAAAAACAACCGCCCCGGGGTCAGTCAGTCGGGTGCTTGCGAGGTCTTCCGCGTGGTCGCTTCGGTTTCATAGCTTCGATGGCTCGTCGTTCCTCTGCCTTACGTTTGCGGGCGGCTATGCTTGCCTCGATAGCCTTGCGACATAGCGCGACTCCCTTCTGACGTTCACTTACATCTGGACGCTTCCGCCCTTTGAGTGCCTGTCTTATCTTCTCGCGTTGTTCAGTTGTAATGATCTGTCCTTTGTTGCGCTCGCTGATATGCTTGCGCTCTTCGGTTGTCCATCGGTGGGGATGAGTCAGCCCTGTGCGCACAGCATGTTGCATGTTGTCCTGATAAGTACACCATTCGAGGTTGCTCACATGATTGTTCTCTTTGTTGCCGTCGATGTGGTTGATACATGGAAGGTTGTCAGGGTTCGGCAGGAAGTGTTCAGCAACCAGCCGATGTACTCGGCAGTTCTTCTGCTTGCCATTGCTCAGTTGTATCATGGCATAGCGATAGCCGCTTTTCTGCTTGGTCAGCGTCAGCAGTCCTGGGCGTTTGCCGTTGGTGCGCACACGTCCGAGGTTGCTCACCTCATACTTGCCGTCTGTTCCTTCAATCTGTTTCCACTGTTCCATTGTCTTCTGGTTTATAATTAGGGTCGTTCAGTTCCATGAAGCGTTGCCTTGCCCTCTGCTTGTTTTCCTTTACCTTCTCCTTGCAATGGCTCCGCATGTCCTGATGCACCTTGATATGATGTTCAATACACAACAGGCGCACGTTGTTGACGTCGTAGCATAGCCGCTCCATCTCCTGAATGGTGCGGCCTGTCTCGACGGGTACAATGTGGTGGCAATCAACGCCAGGCGTTACAATGCCCTCCTTCATGCACTCCTCGCATAGTCCGCCAGCCCGTCGCCACACCTGTACCTTCACGCCTCCTTCGCCCCACCACCGCTTGTCGTTCAGCAGCCGTTGGTATCGTTTATCTCTACTCATACCGTCACCAGGTCCACGTATATGACCGACATCTGACTTGGGTCTATATCTTGGAAGATTTCATTGTCCTTCACTTTCATCACGGCTTCGTGCTGATTCACTGCTGCCACATACACCTCGGGGGCGTGCTTGGCGGATACCTTGTACAAGAATAAATCATTTGAGCCCATAATTCTTTGTTCTGTCATAGTTCCTAAAATTTAATTATAATAATTATGATAATTTCTGTCAGTTACCACTCACTCCCAAACGGCCGGAACCCCATTTCTTTGTCCATATCCTTGCCGCTGTCGAGCTCATCCTGTGCGGTCTGCTTGTCCTCTTTCGTGAAGCGGATGGTCTGCTGACTGTTGGCCAGTGAGTCAGGTGTGCGGTGCTTCTTGCGCTTCGTTTTCTGACCATACTCGATGGGCTTGCCATAGTCGTGGAAGTTCCCATAGCCGGGCAATTCTGCCTTGTCGCTGTTGTTCAGGTTCTCCACTTGCTGTGAATCGCAGAGCAGCGTGAGCGTTTCACGTAGGGATTGACTATCAAGGTCGATTCCGATCTGCCGCAGCTGCTTGTAGAGTCCCGGCATACTGACTTCGGCCACTCGCTCCAGTATGTCATCAACGCAAGTGGTGTAGGTGGCATTGCCAAGGAACGGCTTGTCAATCATCATCAGGCCAAATCCCTTTCGCGGCTGCTTCCCGTCATGCTGTTGTAGCACCAGGATGCACTGAGCCACGTCCATCTGCGCATCCACCTTGCTGAAGTTGAAGGCATTGCACCACGCGGCATCCATCTTCAGCATGTTTAGCAGCGTCTGGAACTCCGGCGCGACGGGGCCGTTATGCTTCGCGCTCTCGACGATGAACTGAAGGCATAAGGCCAGCAGGTGGTTGGCGTTGATGTTGTCCCCTCGCGTGCGTGCAATGGCGTTCAGCTGGTCGGCCATCCATATCGGGATTTTCACAGAGAGGGTGACGGTGCCGCCCTCTTCGCGTTGTTTTTGTTCTCCTATCATTTTGCTATCTCTAAGTTGAATTTATCGTGCAAAGCCTTCAGTTTGGGCATATCCTCGACCACCTCTTCAACGGTCTTGTAGGTCTTCGAGTTGTTTATCATGCGGATCACCACGTCGGCAATGTCGGCCTTCTCTCCGTCTTCAGGTTTCCACCATTCCGTCACCGGCTTGCTGTCAACGGTAACGCGGTCATAGTGTAGGTTTTCGGCCTTCGCTTTCCACTTGTCTATGCCGTCGCGGTCGGGATAGATAATGATGTCTCGCTTCTGCCCGATGATGGGCATCAGCTTCTCGCGGTTCAGGTTCTCCAGCCCACCGCAAGCCATCCACACTTGCCCGGCATGGTTGCCGTAGGCGATAGCCATGAGCAGCGCGGTCTTTTCGCTTTCCACAATGCACACCTGTTGCCGTTGAAACGATTTGTAATGGTTCAGCAGATGAAGACCGAACAGGCAAGGCTTCACGTCTGTCTTGTCGGCTGAATAGCCCGTGCGTGGGTCTCGGTAGAGTGCGCTGTGAACCCAGTCGAAATTGTATGGCGATTCTTTGTCGCGGTGCCCATCGGGCTTATACTTCATCATCTTTCCCGTGCGCACCCTTTGGCATTCATCAATCTGCCAGAAGATGATGCGGCCTTGTTTGTCCACGCCTATGCGGTAGTCGTTCAACATCTCGTGGAGTCGCGCGCGCTGAGCGGCACCCCATTTGATGCTTGTCAGCCAACGGTAGAAGGGATGTTCAGCGGGTAGTCCGAATTTTACCTTCCACATCCATTCGGGCAACACCAGCATGGGCAGCGGCGGCACTTGCTGACGGGGTATGGCTGGCTTCACCTGAAAGTTCTCGGAACCTTCCACATCGATGCAATACTTCTTGCCCAACCATCGCAGAGCATCCACGAAGGAAAGCCGCTCATGCTCCATCAGGAAGTCGATGGGACCGCCCTGCCAGCCGCATGAGAAGCACTTGGCGTAGTTCTTTTTGGGCGAAATCTTAAACGAGCCGTAATGTTGCCCACCGTGGAATGGACAAGGCAAGCTGTACTCGGTGCCGCTCTTTATCATTCCGCCTTTTGTCCCTATCGGGTAAAAGTCGCCAATAACATCCACGATGCTGGCCGCGTCCTTAATCTTCTGAATCGTCAAATCGTCAATCATAGTTTGAAAAATTTAAGCTATCTCTAAAAGCCTAACGCGCGCGCGTCACGCATGTGTGGATTCGCTGCCGCCAGCCCGCCCCTTTCAAGGCGGGCAGGCATCGCATCCCGCAGGCGGTTGGGCTTTGGGTCACAGTTCTTTATCCCTTTAGGGATAAAAAGAATTTGGGTCACAGTTTTAGAACGGCATCTCTTCAGGTGGCTGGAGCATGTAAGAACCGTTGCCGGATTTAACCGTGGATTCCTCCAGATAGTGCATATTGATCGCGGCCATGAGGTCGGCCTGTTGCTTATCCTTATTCTTCTGCCCACCGATCTGCCCAAAGATGAGCTTCTTCACGTCTAACCTGGTCATCGGCCAGTTGAACTGACCGCTCGCCTGCTCTATCCATTCACGGATAATGGCCACGTCATCGCATTGCGCCTCCTCCTTTGACTTGCTCGGGAGATTGAAACCGCTGTTTGTAATGCGTGGAATACCAAGGTTTCCGGCATCGTCGGTCACCTGGAACTTCCAATCGTCAAGGTCTTTGCCTCGTGCATCCTGTTGTTTCACCGTAAACGTCACGCCGCTTGCAGTCTTCGACTTGATACTCACCAGCGTATCGCTCACCTTGTTGCCCAGCTCTGTACCGATCCATCCGCGCATCTTGGCATCATCATCGGTCTTTCCGTTGGGATTCTGGTGCAAGGCGTTCCAAATGCACATGTTCCGCTCTTCTGCCATGCTTGCCAGTTCATCGAGTATCTGCGTGCCGCTTTCCTCATCGTTAATTGAGGCGAGCAGGTCACGCAGACCGTCAATGAATACGATGTCGGGTTCCAGCGTGTCGATTGCAAGCCGTATGAGGTCATATCGTTGCTTGTACGGGCGTTTATCGCCGTCCTTGGGCATATTCTTCAGCCATAGCACATGAAACCGCTCATTGGGGTATTTCATGTCCCAATCGCAAAGCCAGTGCACTCGCCTCAATACCTTCGCGCTGTTCAGCTTCTCCATCTCGGTGTCCACATAGAGCACGCGCGGATCATGGCCGAGGTATTCAAGCGTGCGCTCGGGTACCTTCAGCCCTGGCAGAAACAGGTTGGTGCGCTCGCATCCATTGCCGAGAACCGCCGCCATCAGCTGGGTGAGAACGAATGACTTACCATTCTTCTTCTGACCGCTGATGGCTCCCAAACCGCCAATCGTTGAGAACGGCACCCCATTGTATTCGAGCATATAATAAGGCTCTGGGTAGTCCTCCCTTGGGTCGAGCAGGTAAGGCCGTAGTTGTTCAAGTCGTAATTGTTCAGCCGTCTGAGGCTGTGGTAACTGCTCGCTCATAGTCCCCTATGGTTTTAAAAAGGCAGATCATCATCTTTCTTCTCTTGCGCTGGTTCTGGTGCCGGTGCTGTCGGTTCCTCCACCTTCACGGTAGGTTGTGGCTGTGCCGCGACTGTCTCAAACTTGTAGATGTGAAACTCAGGATACCATTTTCCCTGGTATTCCCTCACCCCGTGCGAGAATCCCACACGCACCTCTTTGCCTTCGTGTAGGTCGTACTCATCAATGCGCTCGTTCATCGCACTCAGCACCACCTTGTCACTCCATCGTTGGTCGGGTGTCTCGAAAAACTCGACTATAAACTCCTGACTTCTCCATTCAGAGCCGTCAGACCTTTTGCCCTTTCTCATGGGCAAAATCTTGCTGATTCTTCCTTGTACTTCCATTTTATATAATATTTAAAGTGTTTCATTTTCCTCCCAGAATCGCACCGGCCAATCATACAATCCATTGGTCGCCACGATTTCAGGAATCGTCGAATAATCATATATCGCTGGCCGTGGTATCGGCTGCTGCTTGAATCGCCTTTCCTCCTCAATGCAATACGACAGAGGCAGCCCCCGCGAGTCTTGCGGTTCACTTAGGCATTCCAGCTCATAATGGTCAAGGAGTAAGATTTTCTTAACCTTCTTCCGCTCGCATGCCTTCACCAGCTTCCTGAAGTTCGCCACCCACTCCTCAGAGTAAGGACAATTCCAAACCCCATCGCCAGAGGCCCGACTGCCGTCGTATCTCATATCACAGCGTTTCCAGCCATCCGGCAAATGCCATGATGCCAACCAGCACTAACGGCGTAAGAATGCCGTAGATCACATACTCGCGTGTGGTGAAGTTCTCATCCATGATGTCCTTCCCCATAATTCTCAAAAATTCCTTCATAGCCTTAATATTTTAGTGAATAAATGTCCCGTTAAAAACCGCGCAATGAGTGATGCGCGGCGGGGTCTTTCCCTCCTGCCAAAGTACAGCCGACACACCGTAATAGGTGGCTATATAAAAATCGTGGAACAGCATTGTGCAATTATCCTTCATGTCCTGAGGGAAACCTCATTCCAAGCCCGAATCAATAGTGCCTATTGCTCTAAACGGTTTTTCACCGCCCTGCCGTCCTTTGCGGCAGTATTTAAGATTCGTTGTTCAATAATTGTCAATTCACTCATGGAGATTGCTCCCCGCTGTTTCTTAGCCGCTGCTAATAGTGGAAGCGGGCGGAATCGGACCGCTCTCATGCTCAGTGTTATAATCCTGTTGCTCCTGTGGACGGGGTAGATAAAGTTCATCCACTTACAGGCTTTCCGCTTCCGTGTGGCGGTCTGTTGCCGCCTGTCACCGGTTTAAGCCTTGTTCCGTTGGCTCCCGAGCCACAATCGCAATCGGAAAAACTGCAGCCCGTTAATAAAAGCAACTAAAAACGGGGGCTCACACCCCACGGTGTCCTTTACACCGGCTTTAGTATTAATGACAAAAGAAAAAAAAGCCCTTTCAAAAGTGGGCGGATGGCGTTACCCATCCATTAAGGGCCATGCCCGCCCAATGTTTAACCTATTATATTTTCGACGTTTCACCCTCACGGGTTACTTTGTTGCCGCGGCGGGAATCGAACCCGCAATCTAAGGTTTTTACACCGTCGCCACAACCGAAGTTGCTGCTTTTACCAATTTCGCCACGCGGCATACCATAATTCAATATCTATTCATTGTATAAGTTTCGATTTTAATCTCACTGCCTTATACCCCAGCTCTACATATCGGGCACACGTGCCCACAGGTCTCCTTTGAAATGGTTTAGGCTCTACACCTCGTCTGGCATCTCACGATGCTTTCGCGCCCACCCGGTCTGATTACATTCTTGCGTTTCCGCAAGGTCCTTCATCAGTCGCCTCTCGTCCGGCTATGTATTTTTTGAGGGCTGTGCCCTTGCCGTTTCTGAGTACCCAGCAGTGCTGGTTGTATAGTCATTGATTTGTGAAAGGTGGCGGATTCGAACCGCCGCTCATCCGAGGCTTTTCGGGAACCCTGCTGAACGCCAATGTGGTCGGATGTCCCCTTATACCATTTGCCGGTTTGCACCATTATTCCGGCTTTTCCCTCCCCTATTTCACTTGCAGCTGCTTAATCCTACCGTCCATCAACATCTCCTGAATCTCATGCAGCGGATACAGCCAGCTGCCCGTATGGTGCCCCGTCTCATCGTCCCACTCCACCCTTGTCCTGTTGAAGCAGCTCCCATTCCGCTTCAGCCAGTTCGGGTTCAGCGTTTCGATGTGCTCCCCAAGCGTTTCCGCCGTCACCCATTTCTCCGAGTAACGCCGTGCTGCCTGGCTCACAGCACCCAGCACCTTCTGCTCAAACAACTTCCAGTTGATGTTCATCACTTAATTCTTGTTACGCTTACTGCACAAGCATCATAGTCCTTTCTATGAGTCCACTCTCCCCGCCCTATCTTCTTCAGATACGTCAGCGTAGTGGCAACGGATTGTATCTTCGTGCTATCCGTAAGAGTAAAGATGCGCGTCTGGCCGATGTGCATCTCAAGCAATTCTTGGTACGTTACTTTTTCTTGCGCCATTGCTTAAAGTTTATTAATTATATAACACTTTTGTAAGATAATCGGGAAGAATGCCGTATATTTGTAGCCCATTACCTCTGCAAATCGGCTCGTTCGGTTTGTTTGAAAAGGCGAACTTCGCCTGACGGCTATTCTTGTGCCCGATTGTTTGTTTATTTATTTCGGGTGCAAATATAATACAAAATTGTTATGCTGCATTACAAAGTAGTAATTTTTTAAGAATTATTAATAAATAAATTGTATTGTTTGTATGATTTCAAGACAAGAAAGATTACACGAGGCGTTTGAATACTTAAGAAATAATTGTGGTATTCATACACAAACAGATTTTGCCAATGCAATAAAATATTCGAGGGTATATGTATCCTCGGCTCTAAATGGAAATGAAAACAATCTAACCGACAAACTATTTGAAAGTGTTTGCAAAGCATACCCTGGTACTTTCAACCTCGACTACCTGCTGACAGGCAATGGCGAACTGATAACAAAAAAGGAGCCCGAAACGGCTCCCATCGACAAACAGCAAGACGCACTCACCTATGCCGCCATTCAAGTCGGCAAGATGATGGCAGACCTCTCCAACTCCATTGCAAGCGTCCGCGAGTTCCAGAAAAAGTTAGAAGAACGTGAGGCACAGCTCGAGCACATGACCGCCACACTCACCGACCGCATTGCCCAGCTCGATAAGCTCACCGCCACCCTCGCCCGTCAAGACCAGTACCGCATCCCCGGCCTTGAACCCATCGACATGGCCGCCGAGCCTCTCAAAAAACATGCCGAATAATACAAATGTTTCCCCAATGCTAACCCTCTCCACCTACACTCCCCCCGCATTTATCGGCATTCCACCAAGATTGCCGATAACCCCAAGCGGATCACGGATGATGGAGGCGGGGGTTGCCCGAAAAGCGCGGGAACCACCCTAAATAAAAGGAAAACACGAGATTCTTTGAAATTTATGGTTTTACCATCTATGGGGCAAAATGGGGCAAATTTGGGCAAAAACGCTGCCAATGTTTCCCCACCCCCATTTTAGGGTGGGGAAACAAACTAACTTTAACGAAACATCAAACTATGATAACAAATGCAATTACTTGGAATCATCGGGGCCGCACGGGGGCTGACGGGAAGGGTCAGCTGGAGGTGCGAGTGACCGTTGACAGAAAATCATATTACTTTGGTACGGGTATCCGTTGCCTGCAATCGGAGTTCGCTGCCGGGCAGGTGGTGAACTGTCCGGGAGCCAGTGAGATGAACAGGCGGCTGGCGATAATTTATACTAAGGTACTTGCGTGCGTGAATGCATGCGTGAATAATAATGTAAGCATTGACGTGGAGAGCATCAGGCGGGATGTGTGGAAGACCGTGGAGGCGAACAGCGATGAGCCGACATTCCTGAATTGGGTGGCTGAGCAGATTCCCATGCTGTCGGTGAGCGAAGGGACGCGGCGGCACTACGAGCCATTGCAGACGAGACTGGAGGCTTTCGGGAAGATTCGGCGGTGGCAGGATATTACGGTGGAGAATATCGTGGCGTTTGATTCCTACCTTCATACGGTGACGAAACCGATTAGTGATGCCGACAGGAAGCGTGGCATGAAGCCGAAGAAACTGTCTGATGCGGGGATTTATAATTATCACAAGTGCCTGAAGGCTCTGCTGAATAGGGCTGACTCGTTCGGGAAGATTGACCGCAACCCATACGAGCGGTTGAAGGGGCAGTTCAAGCGTGGCGAACGTGAGAACGTGGAATATCTGACGGAGGATGAGATGCGGGCATTTGAGCAGCTGTCGCTTCCGGCTGGCTCTGCTCTCGAGGTGGCGCACGATTTGTTTGTGTTCCAGATGTACACGGGGTTGCCGTATTCGGATGCTCAGGCATTTGATATTGGCGATTACAAGTGGGACGGTCAGTCCTGGAACCACAACGGCGAACGTATCAAGACAGGGGTGCCGTATGTGTCGCGGCTGCTGTCGCCAGCGGTGGCTATTCTTGAAAAGTACGGATGGGAAATCCCTAAGATGAACAACGCGGACTATAACCATTACCTGAAGGCCCTGGGGCAAATGGCTGGGATTAAGACCAGACTGCACACGCATTTGGCTCGGCATACGTTTGCCACGTTCATGCTACGGAACGGGGCGAAGATTGAGAACGTGTCGCGGATGTTGGGGCATACGAACATCGTGCAGACGCAAAGGTATGCGAAGGTGCTGGCAAAGTCTGTGCATGATGATTTTGAAGCTATTGAGATTTCACTAACCAATAAAAAATGAGACTATGAAGAAAATGTTATTAATGGCGGTTGCTGTGGCTATGCTCACGGGCTGCTCAAAGGATGTGACGGAGATTGAAGCAGGGGCCAAGAAAGTAAGCTTCGACGTGCAAGGGAATTGGAACTCGCCGGTGTTTACGCGCGGATCACTGTCGGCTGATGGTAAGGAGATGACGGACTTGTGGCTGTTTGACTATGTTGACGGGACGCTGGTGCAGACGGTGCATCAGGTGTCCACGGATGCGGACTTTGGTACGCCTTCTCCCACACTCAGCTATGGCGAGCATCGGATTTATTTTGTGGTGAGCAGAGGTGCGAGCCCGATGATTAATGGGACGGTCATCAGCTGGGGGTCGATTAGGGACACGTTCTGGAAAGCGATGAGCGTGACTGTGGGCGGGGCTTCGGCTTCGGCTTATTCGGTTGCGCTGGATAGGGTTGTCACAAAGCTGAAGATTACGGCTACTGATGCCGTACCTGACGGGACGGCCACGGTGGTGGTTTTGCCTGAAAGGTGGTACTATGGGCTGGATTATCTGACGGGGGAGCCGGCTGACATGCACGACAGCGAGGAGATGAGCGTGGCGGTGCCAGATTCTTATGTTGGCACCACGGGGATGGCGGTGAGCTTCTTCGGGTTTTCGTCTGCTACGGAATGGACAACGCCGCTGACTGTCTCTGCGCGGGATGAAGACAATGATATAATCGGGATGGTGAATGTGGCTGCTGCTCCGTTCATGGCGAACCGTGCCACGGAGTTCAGCGGTTCGCTGTTCAGCACTTCGGGAACGTTCACGATCACGCTGAATGATGAATGGGATGCGCCCTGGACGGGGACATGGTAAACAAAAAAGAAGCCGCTGCCTGAATGGGCGGCGGTTTCTTATTGGAGGGGTCCGTTGCCTCGGAAGGTGAAGGAACCCTGGCATAGACTGTTAACAGTATGGGTCTGCTTGCAGTCGGTGAGCAGGGCTTGGCCGGTTAGGGTTACATTCTCGCTGATGTGGCGAATGGTTATGTCAAAGTATTGGCCTACCTTCAGGACGTCGGTGAGCTTTGCGGAGGTCAGTACGAGGTAGTTGCAGTTGAGCGTCCACCGCTTGCGGCCTGGGATGACTTCCTCCCAATCTTGCTGGGTGGCGGATGCTTTCTCAATGGCATTGGCCTGCGTCTGGATGTCGTCACTCTTGATGCGAGTGCTGGCCATCGGGGTTCCGTTCTGTGAGAGTATCACGATAATATCTTTGCCTGTCATATTCTTAGTGTTTTATTATTTCCAAGTAACTAATTCGCCTTTGCCCCGACGCTTGAGTGAGCGGTTCACGGCCAGATAGATGGATTCGCCACTCAGTTCGCCCGTTACATGGACGTTGCTGCCGCTGCCTTGAAGAGCAGCCGCCACCGAGCCAGCCTGCGCTCGCGTAAGCACGATTTCGCCTGCATTGGCCATGATCGGGATGTTGTCACCACTATACGAATTGCCCTTGATTTCACCACCGTTTTCGAAGCCGGTCAACGAGTGGATGGTGCTGATGGTGGTTGCCATTGCTGCGGCACCTGCTGCCAGCCATGCGAGCCATCCCCAACCAGTTCCGGCTGTATTGGCATTGGTGGATGCGGTTGCAAAACCGAGGGCAATGCTGGCAATGGCTTGCATCACCATTCCCGCTGCCTTGGCTGACGGGTCCTCTATGGAGGCGAAAGCGTCGCCGATACTTGAAACGGCTTGGGCTGCAAGTCCGGCAGCCTTCTGGAACTCTTGCATGTCCTTCTTCGTGTCCTTGATGACTGGCTTCACAGGCAGCTCGTAGGGATCATCCGTAGGGTACATGGCATCAAGTTCGGCCTTCATTTCCTCGGGGCTCTGCTTGACGATGGTAGGCTTGACGGGAAGTTCAATCTCTTCACTTCTGTTGGATATGGCCGTATAGAATTGGGAATAATCCACGCGGTTGGTGCGCTCCTGCAATAGTTCAAGTGGAGTCTTCTTGGGTGGTGTATTGCGGACTGTTCTGCCTCCTCCTCTTCTGCCACCGCGACCGCCTAAACTGGCACGCCATGCGTCCACGCCCGACAAGTCATCGAAATGCCTTTGGCCTAACACATTTCCGTTTCCATCACTTACGACCACATAGCCACCGGGAGCATGCACGGTTTGCAAGTTGTTCAAACCTTGATAGCCAATCTTCTGAAGAATCGCCTGTGTACTCCCCTTCCCTTGCTCTTGCCTCTTAATGGCTTCCTCAATCAGCCTGTTTGCATAGTCGTCAACATCAGGACCAGAGTTCAATATATTTTGAATGCTTCGTAAGGATTTGGCAACAGGCCCGAGAAGCGTCTGGGCGAAACTCATTGCACCGCTTTTAAGCACAGCCCACGTCTCTTCCCATTCTTGCGCAATAGGCATGGCTTCACGCCCGAATGCCTCTGCCTCGTCGGTGGCCTTTGCGGTGGCGCGTGCCGCACGATCGGCTGCGGTTTCCACATAGTCGCCAGCCTTGGCCATCTCTTCACGAATGATGTCGGCCACGGCTTGCGTCATGGTGGCACCTTCATCCATGCGCTTGGTCAGTTCGGCTGCACTGATGCCAAGGTTGTCGAGAATTTGCTTTGACTGTCGGCCAAGTCCATTGACGATGGAGTTAACAAGGTAGTCAATACTCTCGCCCGTGTCCTTTGCCTTCTGCTGGGCAAATCCGAGATAGGTGGCAAGGTCTTCGACTGGCAGTTTGAAATTCTCAAACTTGATGGCCTGCTTCATCAGTTCCACCTCGCTCACGGTTCCATGAGTGGCTTCCTTCAGGTTGTCAAGCAATCCCGGTTTGTTCAGCCTCTCGAAAGCAATGCGCACGCCCTCGCCTTCCCTTGCCAACTCGATGCTCTGCTGCACTGAGCCAACAAGTTCAGAGGTAAGATTGGCCACGCCTTGCGCCAGCAGATTACCACCGAATACTTGCATCATGCCAGTCATCTTGTCGCCGAGACCTGAGAGGAGACCGCCACCGCCACCGCCTGACGAACTTGCTTGACTCAGTGAGCGATTCATTTCTTGTATCTCTTCGCTGACACCACGGTATTTCTCCTTCAGTTGGTCGATGGCCTTCAGGTAGTCCTGGCCGACGGTCTTCTTCTGCGCGTCGGTCATGCGGTTGAACTGCATGGTCAGTTGCTCGATGGCCTGCTTGTAGTCGTTCATTTGTCCCTTGCCAGTCTTGGCCGTTGAGTCGGCCTTTCCCATCATTTGGACAAACTCACCCATTTTCTCCGAGTCAGCGTCGAGTGCTTTCTGCAATCCTCCGCTTGCATCGGTGAATTTGTCGAGTGCTGATTTCGCCTTTTTCAGACCGGAATCCCATTTGCCGGTCTCGACGGCAAGTTCAAGAACTGATTTGTTTGCCATATCTTATTCTGTAAATTCTTGTTGTACCCATTTTTCTACGGCTCCAGTCAATGTCTGCCCAAGTTGCTTTGCAGCCTGTTCCATGTCGCTCATCATAGAGTGGAAGAACCAGTTGCGCGGTGTTATTGATCCACGCTTTCCGTAGGTGGCTTGCGAGCGGCGACCTGTGGGGCCTTCAGGTGTAGCCA